TGAGATAGGCTTCTTTTTTCCAAAATTCCACATTGCTAAGTTATGATATTTTAGAATACCATTTAAACCATTTGATGTAAAAGTCCTCAGATACCTTCGACTCATTCATGAACCTCCAGAGCTGAGTTGTATTGACTCCGATATCTTCAGCTATGTGGATCTGTTTATATCTGTTGCTGATTCGTGACTTTGTTTCTCTGATCATCCATTCCTTGATGTTATCATCTGGACTCTTGAGATAGATTGTTATGGTTTTCATTTTTTAAATCTTATTAATAATAGCCAGAATGTAGTTAGTGCTATGAACGTGAACACTCCAATGGCTCCGAAAAAATAATAAAGTCCATAATAGAACAACCCTACTCCAGCAATGAGCAAGAATAGGGTCAATATCCAAACAGTTATATCTTTCATTAGAATAATGTTGATTCAACTTTAAAAGCATTCAGCTTGTTGTAATACTTTCCATTGTATTCATTTCCTCTGATGTCAAATGATACCTCAACCTCTTCACCAATGTTGATGCCATTGAGCTGAGCCATGTTATTATTTGAGATTTGAAAGTTGATTGATTGAGGATATTTCTCATCTTGAGTCTGAATGACAAACTCTTTCAATGTGAACTTCTCTGATTTCACTTGCTCTGGTCCAATAAGGATGAGCTTTCCTTTTGCTTTGTATTCCATTTTATTTATTGTTTAACTGATTAATATACTGACTGTAATATTCATTGCAAGCTGTGAGCTTCTCTCTCATTTGATCAATGTACTCATCAAGCATTGCATATCTCAAGACTGTTATTCTCTTTGATGGCTCAATATGAGATACCTTGTGAATGGATTTATTATCCCAGTCTCCAAGCAACACATCATCTGTGTCAATCATGCAATAGATCAACTCAGCTTGCCACTTGCCAAGGAGCCAGCAATATGCAAATAGTTGCCACATGTAATCTTTGTTGACTCCTTCATCTGGAGTTGCTGGCCAAGTCTCAAGAGACCAGGGTGTCTTGATATCAATTATCATGTCATCAAGGATAATATCTGGTTCTCCAGTTAAGAACTCATTCTCAAATCTTTCGTTATTCTTAAAATAGAATGTACCTCTCACTTGATTAACAAGAGCGATTGATTCATGTTCCCAGTCCTTGCCTTTAATCATTGGCTTTGTGACAATGGTTGAAGAGAATCCAAAGAATTGCTCCTTTGCTATCTTTCTGATCTCAGACTTAGCTGTCTCTGATAATTGCTCTGACTTTAACTTTGGAGCTGTCATGAGCTTTCCGATTGTTGATGGATGCCATTTCATAATTGTGCCTCCTGTTCCTTAGTTAATGAATAACTTGACTTTAACTGCTCAAGAGTATATTTACCTTTTGCAATAGCATCAAGAGCTTTCTTAAATTGCTCCTCAGATAAGGAAGGATTTGGAGCTTTGACAGTTGCTGTCACTGAGTTACCATCATCATCCACAGCTTGCAATGATAACAGAGCTTGCAATGTTGCTCTTCGATAATAGGTTGTTGCTGAGATCATCTTTTGTGGATCCTGTATCTGTGGCAATGTCAACCAACTCTCAACCTTTTGCCCTGAGTCAATGTCAATAATCTGAGTCAATAACACAGTATCATGTATTGGCTGGAGTAATATCAAGCCATTCTCATGTAGGATTGGCTCAACTGTCTCAAGCAATGCATTGATATCAGCATAGGACTTTTTAAAATGTGGATTCGTAGCATTCTTAACTACCTTTCCAATGTGCATCTTTGCTCTGTGGAGCTTCATGTAAAGAGATACATGAGTTAATTCTTCGTTTTGCATATCTATTAGATTAAATTTTTACAAATGTACTAAAATAATTTTAATTGTGCAATATGGTTGTTAATTCTTTCCATTGCCTTATCAAAATATTCTTTGTCAAGCTCACAAGCTGTTAAGTCAAAACCATAATCATGACAGGCAATTGCTATTGAGCCACTGCCTAAATGAGTATCAAGAATTTTATCACCTTGCTTTGCGTATTTATCTAATAGCCATTTGTATAGTGCTACTGGTTTTTGTGTTGGGTGAATTTTATTATCTGATGTATATGCTTCAACTCTACTCATCCTAAATGCTTTTGAAGGACTTAAAAACGAAGTCCAAGCCATTTCAAAAACAGCTCCTGAAAATTCTTGCATTTTATCCCAAATTATCCAACAAGGAGAAGGATTTAAGTATTCTGTCATATAATTACCACCCCAAATAATTTGTTTTTTTGAAACACGAAATAATTCATTAAAATATTCTTTTGAAGGAATTGAATTGTCCCAATCTTTTTTTTTATACTTTTTCCAATTAGCTTTTATATTTGGATTTTCAATTTGTTTCATCCAATCAATACCATAAGGCGGGTCAACAATAGCTAAATCAAAATAGTTGTCAGGATAACGTGCCATAAGCTCCATGTTATCTTCATTGGTTATATTAAGCATAATGTAAACTTTTCATACCACAATACAAAATCATCAAAAGTTTTTGCAATGATATACGTACCTCCAGCTTTCTCAATAGCTTCTTGATATTGTTTCTGAGCATCAGATTGTCTGTCATTGCCATATTTAACTTCAATCTTAACTGATCTTCCTCTGATTGTTGCAGAGATATCAGCTGTTCCTTTTGTGCCTTGTCCTGGAGTCCATTTGCCTGGTAGCTGTTTGAATGAGTCCATCATTGGAATCTTTTTGCCAGCTCTGTATTGACCTTGATTTGATATCCTTTCAGCTTGACCTCCAAGAGCATTGATCCAAAAAATAATGCACTTAGTCAATCCATTTGCTGAGGTATCTTTCCAATCAGTTAATGGAATGAGCTCTTGTCTCATGCTTGGATATTTTGATCTCAGCTGTTCCATCTCAAGAGCTTTGAGTTTATCTTTGTTAATCTTGTTCATAACCATTGAATTTATTAAACTCTTCTTTTGTAACTCTCTTAAAATCAAATTGACTTGTATTGGATGTGCAACTAACTACAAAATAATGACCTTGCTGTCTTAATTTATCCAATATGTCAAAAAGAAATGAGCTTGATATATCCTCACCAACCTCAATTATAAAGTATTTTTTTTCCATTCTATTCTGATTTAAAAGTTTCGTTGTAGTATTGTTCTGCTTCTTCATAACTATAAGAACATTGTTTACAAGCATCTATTATCTGCTCTTTTTCCATTTCTTTGGCTTGTTTAATATATTGACGTGTTCTCCAACTATGATTTATATCTAAGTTGTTATCTAATTTTTCAACCAACCATTCTACTGCTGTTTTCATATTAAGTATTTAATTAGTTCATAAACTTCTCTTGTTTCTTCCTCTGCTATTGTAATCATCTCCTCTTCAAATGAGAGATCCTCATCATAGTGATTAACAGCCCAGTGCATAAGCTCATGATACAAGTTGCAAATCAAATCAAGATGACTGTTGCATCTGTTAAGATTGATGAACACAAACATCCTGTCAGATACATGATACTCTCCTTCATGTGGTATGTGATTTGCCCATCCACAGATATAACTGCTTTCACTTGTATTTGGATGAGCAAGACAATCTGTCTTATTCAATCCATGCATCTCATCAACATTGTAATAATCAAAGATTGAACATGGATCTGTGCTCAGCAATAGGTCATAATGGTCTCTGGTGATTGTTAGCATCTTATCTCTGGTTTAATCATTTCAATCAACAATTCTTTCAAAGATGAATATGCTGGCAATTCATTAATATCATCTTTTTTAGTATATGTGTTAAATCCTCCTTTGTAATGTGTTGTAAAAGAAAGAATACTAAAATGACCATCATATTTCAAAATTGCAATTGTACAAATCATTGACATTAATTCATCAATAGTCCATAATTCAAGTTTATTTTTCATTTTTTTCTATTTTATTTATCCAATTAATTACTGTTCTTCTGCTAACTTGTAATATCTCAGATGCTGTTGTTCTATTTAGTTCAGGATCTGATTGATACATTGCCATAAATTGGTCAAATTTATTTGATCCAGTTGAGGCTAACTTTCTAAGATCAGCTTTCTCTTGAGCATCTTTCTTAACAAGTTTACTCATGTTAACAAAATAATCACTTAACTTCTCAGCTCTTATCATTGACTCTTTACAAATTTGAAGAGCATTAACATCATCATATTCTGAGCTCATCAATATGTTCAGCATCATTGCAAATCTTGGAATATAGCTTTTTTGTTTTGGGAGCATTGACTTCATGTATTCATTCTCATCATCTGAGTTTTGCATGTCAGATATTTTATCATGAATCCGAATCCATTCATCATTTGCCTCATGTGAGAATCTGGCAACATGTGGTAAAATTTCACCTTTCTCATCAGTTATAAAAAAGTTTTTTGCAAGTGATTCCTTAAGTCTGATTAAAAAGTTTTCATACCAGTAAATTAATTTATCATCCAAAACATTTGTATTGTATTTATCCACACTCAGCTCTGGATATGATATGAGAATTCTATCAATGAATCCATTCTCTTTATTGGCTCCTGTTGCAAATTGCTCAAAGATATCTGGTTGAATACCTCCAATGACTGGAATGAATGGCTTGTCAACAAATGCACTCTTTGCTGTTTTACGATTCAATGATATGCTCTGACCATTCCAAGATGATAGCCAGAATTCCAAGTCTGATCCAGCTCTGTACTTATTCATGTCCTTAAACCAGCCAGCAAGCTCATCCTTAAAAACACCAATACAATTAGGATTGGTCTCATGTAAATCAATCAAAGCCTCAAGAGTAATATCACCAACAATGAACTGCTCAGACTTTGGTTTTATAATCTCCTCAGCATATTTCTTAGCTTCCTTGTCAAGCCTCTCATATTCAATATATTTTGCATAAGACTTTTGAAATTCTTTTTGCTTTCTGATATTTAACTTTTGGAGAGGAAAGATTATTTGATTCAATGATGGTGTTTTACCAATTCCTGGCTTTCCAACAACTGCAATCCATAATGTTGCTGTCTCTCTCCATCCTGGTTTAATCTCTACAATAAATGAGTTGCCAATACACACTGATAATGACCAAAGAAATGCACATCCCATATAGTCAATTGACAATCCAAGAGTCTCAGAGCTTTGGAGGATATATTGTTGAATCTCATGACTAAAAATCTCTATTGGAAATTGAACTCTATCAATGTTAATCTTTGGCTCAATTTCTTTTATCTTAATTTTTTTCTCTAATCTTGCTCCAAATCCATCAGAATAAATTGCTTTTGCTGAGGCATTGAAATCACCATTGTGATATTTCCAGGTGTATGCAATGAATGGAGTAATCAATTGCTCATGTGGATAGATTGATCCTGTTGAAAATAGATACATGCATCCACTATTCTTGTAAACATAACCAGAATGTGGTGATGTACCTCCATTCCTTTTGATGATATCCTTGTCATGTGTTTTTGAAACAATCTGAAAGTCATCTGATATGATGTCCCAGATGGATGTCCTTTGATTATAATCTTGCCAAGGAGTCAATGTTGATTCATAAACTTCCTTAACTTCCTCTTTTACTGGCTCATCACCTGTGTAGTTGTATGTTTTACAGATGGTCCAAAGGATTTCCTTGTCCTTATCAGATATCTCCTTAACATCAAGATAAGTCAACAGATTGATGTTATTTGAATATACAACACAATATCCACCAACTCCTCTGGATTCAATCACTGCCTCACTATGTCCATTTAATTTAGCAATCTTTTGATTTGATTTGACATCCTTTGTCTTGTAAAGGATATGATATCCTTGATTGACTGTTTTATAAATTACAAATTTAAAGTCAAAGTCGTCAATATTATCTCTAAGCAACTGAAGGAATTCATTCCAGAAATCATTCTGTTCTTTTAGAGTTGCAAATACCTTGAGATCGACATCAATACATTCAATTCCATTGAATCCAGTAATCAATCCAACATAATGAGCTTTTGATGATTTATACTTCTCTTCAAATTGTTCTTTTGTAAAAGGTGTTTTTTGACATTGTTTCCAGGATCCTATTGGTATTTTTTTATCATCTGAGACAATCAGAGAATATCCTGAATCAATTAATCTTTTCGCATAGGTTAAAGCTATTAGCATAGTGTTAAAAATAAAATTGCCCCACCAAATCCACAGGATCTCACTACTGTTTCATTGATGAGGCAAAAAATATCTTTGTTAATTTGTGAGATCATACTGCAAATATAAATAATTTTCTTTGATTGATACATTTTTTAACTTTTATTGATTACTGTGAAATTTCACACCTAATTTCACACCATTTTTCACACCTAATTTCACACCATTTTTCTAAGTACAATAGGCATTTCAGAGGCTTAGTGTGAAAATTGCACACTTGACAAAAAAAATAGTTTTTAAATTTAGTTTTATTTTTTTTAATTTATGGTGTCAATGCAATTTCACAGTTCACAGTTCACACCTTGTCATACCCTCCAGCCACAATCTTATCTTTAATCATTTTTAATTGAGTAGTATTATGGCAGTTCATCACATCATCAAAGATTGAATCTTTCTGAACATTAACAACTGTTCTGAATATCTGATCATAATTCTTGACATGTCGCATGTAAACCTTATCATGTCCATAGAATGCATCATGAAGCTTCAATCCATTAATCACTGTTGCATGATTTCTGTTAAACAATCTTCCAATTTTAGATAGATGCCATCCTTCATCTCTGAGCATTGCATACAGATAGCTTCTTTTATATATCAGATCTCTGTGCCGATCCTTGGTTGCCAGTTCCTCTTTCTGAATCAGCTCCTTTACTTGTTGTATTATTTCCATTTTTCTTTAATTGATATTCATAAAACGCTTCAATTGTTGTTGGTAAATCATTTTCAATAGCCATTCTGCTATATTCCCATGCCTCTTCGATCCAGGATTTTTCTTTCATTGTAGTTGCTTTTGATCGTTAATACCTTTGAATAAGTCAGAGCTGGTTGAGATCATGCCTGTTGCCTTAACATAATCAACCTCAATCTTAGCTGAGTTTATTATAACAGTGCCAATCTGAGCCACAGCTTGAGCTTTTTCAATCTCTTTGTTCAACTCATCTTGAGTCAATTCATCATTATCCAGCCTTTCTAATGCTGCAAATAAGTGATCCCGCAGATCATTAATTTTGTTTCTTGCCATTGATTTTATTTTTTAGTTTTGATTTTAATTTAATTACTTCTTGTATTTCTTGAGGAAATCTTTGAATGGTATTTTTATTCATATTATCAACCATTGATATAAGCTCAAGATTATCC